ATCGTGGATTTCTGGATCAAATTCTGGAACTATTGGATGTTCCAATGTAAACTTGATGTTTAGCATTTGTCTTTACCTCCTGTAACATATTTATGTTCGGAGATCCTGACATTAAGTATAAAGTACTACAATCTTAATACTTTTTATAGATAATCCTTCCTTGCATGATGCTCTGGAACTATTTTACCCAACTTTACGGTAAGAAGTCCATCCTTAAATTGAACCTCTCGGACTTCTGTATCTTCTGATATTGTCCAAGCTCTACTGAAGTTTCTTTGAGCTAGTCCTCTATGGACATACTCAGCGTCTTCTGTATCCTCTTTGTTCCCTTCTACCATGAGTCTTCCGTATTCGGTATAGACTTTGATTTCTTTTTTATTAAACCCTGCCAGTGCTATCTCTAGGCGAGACTCAACATTGTTTAATTGGATAAGATTATATGGAGGATAGTTCGGTGTTGTATCAAAATTGAAGAATGAATTTAAGTAATCATCCATGCCAATTGAATTCTTCGAGATCTTATCCATCAAATCTGGAAGATTGGCAGTACGGTATCTTTGAATTTCCATTTGGTTCTCCTTTAAAAGCGAGTGTAAGTTGTGTCCCTTACGGCGACACTACTATTTAACCACAAAACACAAAAAAAGGGGGTCGTATAAACCCCCATTTGATCTTGGTAATAACCGTCAATCTGCTTTTACAAAAGCACTCGGAGACGTTTGTACCACTTTCTTTTTCTTACCTATGTTATACTTAGTTTCAAGAGTCCAATCACCTTTATCTTTATAAGAAAGAACTTTTATCTGGTTTAATGGAGCGACATCAGTAATCAACTCTGAATTAATAATAGTGATCAATCCCCAATCAGATAACAGAGTAATAATTCTATTACGACGTTGAACATCATTGATAGAAAGATTAGCTGACTTTCCATCTAATGCAAACAGTTCTTTGAAGTGAACGATATAGTATCTACCTTGCTTATGAAGAATGTGGCATGATTGATATATCTTCTTTTCTTTTCTAGAAGCTACACCAATTCTAGTGAGAGTTTCTCTAACTTTTAAGAAATCATCAGGTTCATTCAACGTGACCTCTATCATTTGATCCTGTGACCAAGCAATATCAGGTTCAGTAAACCCACTCATGTTGTACCTCCAACGTCAATTTTCGCTTTAATGTAATCCAATTGCTCTTTACTAAGAATTTTCAATGCTTGGATTGCTTTCTCATTACTATAACCATAGTATGATTTGACAACATCAAGGTTCTTGATCTTATCTTTTCGGAGCCACGGAGAGAATCTCTTTCTTTTCCTAATACTATTTAGATAAAATTGATATTGAAGGTCTTTGGCCAAGTGTGCATTTAAGTTCATTTCATTAGCGAACATGATGCAATCAAGGTGTGCTGACATGCACTTGTTGATTATAAAAGGAGCATACTTCTTAATCAACTGTGGATCTTCAACAGTGATATCTTGCTTGTTTAGGTTGATGGAGTTCAACCAATCTTTTAAATCTGCCATATCATCTAATAATATCTATTTCATCTGGATTAGTATTCCAAGTTTCTAGCTTGGTTCTTAATCTACCTTCATCTCTTAGTTTAGCATATCTCTTTCCAGCCATCTTTTTCCAATGACCAATTATCTGTTCTACTCCAAATCTGTCGTAGTTCTCTGCCTTAATTAACTTATCTTGTTCACCTAGAATAACCTCTCTAGAATTACTGAACCCATAGGTAGACATATAGAATCTTTTTTGTTGTGTTAGATTCTTAGCGGAAAGTATGGCATCATTGAATTGCTTTAATTTCTCAGGATTATTCAAACACTTCTTGATAATTGAGATCATCTTTGTTTGAATCTTTAACTTTCTACTAGAAGCGTCTTCCTTTACTAGAAGCTTGTTATTGTTTCTATCGGTGAACCATCTATTCAAATCTTTGAATATAGAGTCATGTATCAAAGGAGTAAAATCACTGACAGTTAATCCTTTGTATCTAAGATATGGTTTGAGTCCATCATACTGAGATGATGATTTTGTTGTTCCATACAACGATGTAGTTTCAAACAAACAAATATCTGCATTATATTTCTTGTTCAAAGTCTCTCTAGCAAGATGAGAACAACATAACATCGCTAAAAGTTTACCACCAAGATAATTAAATCCAAATGGTTGGGTGGGAACAATAATGAATCCCATGATAGCGTGTCTATTGAACCTAGTTAATTCTGGTACATTACCTAACCAATCATTTCTAGGTTTAGAATTTATAGTAGGAGATCCAAATCTAACAAATCCGATAGTCTTATCTGTAGTGGTCTCTTTTACAATCCACTTTAGAGCTTTTCCTGGCACAGATTTCTCTATAGCATGTGATGTAGTAATCTCTAATCTTTCATTAAAGTATTCATTACTAAATCCATTCTTTTCTCCAGCGGGAAAGATTTTGATCTGCATATCGTCAGGGTGCATATCAAAATCAGTGAATAGATCATCCTCTGGCCCCATACCAAATAAAGGTACAGGTAATTGTGCCATGCGATCTAGTTTTACATTACGAAGGTATTCATCAATTCTTCCTGTATTAGAGAAATAATTAATAAATTTATCTGCTGCGTAGGCAGCGTCAAGTTCACTTAAAATCATTGTATAATAGGCATACCATACTCAGGTTCAGTTTGATACCTTGGGCCTGGAACAGGCATAGTTCTGGGTTTAGGTGTTGTAAGAACCTCTATGAGTAAATTAATATCCGCAGATATAGCGTCGCCTGTGTCTGCCATCCTACGGTATCCATTACCAATATAGATTTGTCCAACAACAACGGCAATAGTTGCTGCACCCCAGAACAGATAGTATCTAGAGGATTTTATTTGTGCTTTGGTTTTAGCAAAAGTTGATTTGGTCATTTGAATTCACACTCCACCATGATTTCGGTCATACACGCCAAAAGGTTAATCTCTTGATCTGCCACAAAGGCAATTTGATACTGATACTTGGCGATTATCAATACCGCAGCTGCTATACTAGCACCCTCAAGAGTGTCAAATAAAGCGTCGTAAACACGACGAAGAAGTACAGAAGGATCATTGTCAAGATTATTGACACACCACTTTCTGACTTCTGGGAATTTCTTCTCTTTAAGATTTTTGATAAGATCATTTATGTTAACCTCAGAGAAACTAGCAAGAATTGAAGAATCAATCTTACCACCAACTGAATGTCTTTGACATTCATTTAACACTCTCCTCCAATCAGGAAAATGTTTGTTGATTAGTTCTGCTAGAACTTTCTTGTCAGCTTCAACACCTTCAAGTTCTAGTATTGAAACTAGACGTTTGAAGAACTGTGCTGCAATAGCTGACTTATCTTTACCTTTAACACTAAACTCAATTACTGCACATCTTGAATGAAGTGGTTCAATGATTCTATTCTTGAAGTTACATGTAAAAATAAATCTACAGTTCTTGTAGAAAGATTCTATGTTCGCTCTGAGTAGAAGTTGAACATCATGAGTTGTATTATCAGCCTCATCAATTATGATTACTTTATGTTTCCTATCCGCATCCATCAACGATACAGTAGAAGCAAAGTTCTTCGCCTGATTCCTAACTGTATCTAGAAATCTACCTTCATCTGATCCATTAATTACATAACAATCAACACCAAGTTCAGCACACAATGCTTTTGCAACTGTGGTCTTTCCTATACCAGGCGGGCCTGCAAGTAAAAGATTAGGAATCTCTCCCTTTACTAAAAACTCTCGAAATGTTTTCTTTGTACTCTCTGGAAGAATACAATCATCTATAGTTTTTGGTCTATACTTTTCTACCCATATAAATTCATCCCTCATTTGTATTCGCCACCATATTTACAGAAGGTTGGATTAGTGCAAGTAGATCCTCCACTGTATGTTTCGAGGGCATCTGTGCCACATAATCTTCCCATTCAGCGTATGTGCTTTCTGGTTTGATGTTTGCTATCAATGTGACTCTAGCAATGTTCTTGAGGGTCTCTTCATCCATTTTATCTACTACATACTCGCAGTATTCTTGGATAAAATCCTCTCTGGTAATGTGTTTCATAATTAAAATCCTTTGGACTTTTTCTTAGTCTTTGGTTTGTCAATAACGTGTACAACGGCATCAAACGTTGGTAGCCTACAATTGTTCCACCACCACTCTTGAACCTCATCCCAAGATTCAAATATGATAGAACGGTCTTTGTGAACTATCTTATAATGATGTCTGTCAAATGGCAAGTCACTTGTCTGTGAGAAGTAACGTGGGTCATTCTTTTCAATTAACTTAGTCATAGCCAATCTGGTTTTCTGGATGGGTCACGAAGATAATTAGATGCAGCCCAAGGTTTGCTCGATATATAACGTTTGTAAGCAGTAAAAGTGTCAATGCTTGTGTCATATTTAAACTCATCTGGCCCTGCGAAAGTAAATGATTTTGGTCTGTATGGATATGGTGCGGAAGGAATTATAGTTGTTGCCTCTTCCAATGTTTTCTCACAACTATGAATCTTTCCATAACGCCAAGAATATTCATTGCAAAGAGCTAGACCGTGTGCAAGTAACCACCATGTATTTTCTAGACAAGCATTTGCCCATATTGTACATGGATGATTGCGAAATGCACCTTTCTCTGTTTTGTATGGTTTACCATCAAGACGATGAAGTTTACCATATCCATGACCCCATTCCTTAGAACACACAATAGATAACATTTGACATGTCTCTAATGGCATCTTGACAATATGTTTGTCTGGTAGAACCCTAGCAGACAAAGTTGGTGATGGGTCAGTTACAAAGATGTTCATTCAGATGCCCTCCATTGTTTTCTCATTCTAACATAATCGTCAGATTTTGCAACAATGTCTCTCACATGTTTGAATATTCTTGCTGACTCAGCATACTTGCTTGTCATGTGATCTTCTTCTTGAGGAAGGACTTCTCTTGTTCCCTTCTTATATTTTCTTCCTGAGTTATGATTAGCGTATCTTCTTGCTCTGGTAAATCCCATCTCTAGAAATTTACGACACATATCCATGCCAATAAAATCTTTGTCATCCCTATAATCTAGGTACATGGCAAAGATTTTGTTTGCAGATCTTACGGCTTCATCTGGAGTTCTAAATCTCCAATGAGCACAAATAGTGTTAGTATAAGGGCGAACCAGTAGAACTCCCTGTTCTCCCCTTCCAATACGATAAAGGTTGCGATTCTCTTCAACTGAAAAGTCAAGCGCCTTGTAATCGAGGCCATAATCAAATTCTTTCATAATAAAGTGATAAAAAAAATCAGGCTCTCTTGCGAGATCTCCTGATTGATACAACAGAAATAACTGCTGCTGTTAGAAATACTACCGAAGCTGATGCTAGAAGTATAGTTGGATCGTAAAC